CATGGAACCAGTAACACTCACTACAATTGCTGTTCTAGCGTCCCTGGGAGTCGGTTTTGGTGCGGGGTGGGGTCTGAAGCCTGATGCTGGTGTAAAAGCGATTGAGGCCCAAACTGAGGCGATTAAAGAGCTAAACAATGGCAATCAAGAACTTGTTTCTCAAGTTCAGCAAGTTGCAATCACTGATGCAGAGCGTGAAGCTTCTATTGCAGACAAGCTCACCGACATGCCACCACCCTGTATTAGTGACGTTGGTGGAGACCCCATGTCATTGCAGTGTATGTGGGCTTTGTGTATTCGTACTGGTGAAACAGATAAGCAACGATGCGAGCCATCTAAGTTGACGGACAAGCTACTTGGGTCTTATAGTTGTACTGACATTGAGTGACGGGAGATCTCATGGATATCAAAGATATGGTTGTACCAGGTCTGACTCTCGTTTTCGCGGCGGGTATTTCGTTTGCTTCTTTCGAGTCCTCGGCTCAAGAAGTCGATGAGCTCAGTACACGTGTCGGTGCGCTTGAAAACAAAAAGGCTGTAAGCGTTGGAAAACAAGAAGTTGTGGACGTCAAGATTGAAGGCATTGAACAACGTTTGGACAAGATGGAAGAGATTGTTCAAAAGATGCTGGAAAACCAACAAAAGCAAGCCATCAACATTGCCCAAATCTGCCAAGCCACAAACGCAGACTGTAGTTCGTAATATGAGGCCATTTCTTCTTGATTATGTGGCCTCTCTTGGTCATACCGTTTTTGAGTCAGGTGAGTACAACTTGAACATCATTGGCATTCGTAGCCGTAATCACCAAGCAAATCGTTTTGATGATCGCATTTGTGTGGTGTTCAAAGACGAACAGGGATGGATTACCCGTACATGGGAATGCACCACTGAACCTGGTAGTTACTGGCTGGAAAATCCCTCTCGCGTCGAGGGAACTGCTATTCTTGTACCTGGGCAATATCGATCTGTGTGGAAGATCGACAAGCACAAGGGACAGTATGACGCGCTCTGCCAAAGGAACGGTACGGTCAAAACTTACCGGGACAGCAATAAAGACGACGTTGTTGATCTTGATGTACAGTCTATTACTGAAGGCTATTATGGCATCAATATCCACAAAGCTGGGTCGGCGTCTACGCAAGTAGATAAGTGGTCTGCTGGTTGCCAGGTATTCAGTCACAGCAAAGACTTCGAAGAGTTTATGAGCATTTGCTACGCTGCTAGTAAAAAATGGGGCAATGCTTTTAGCTATACTCTGATTGACGAACCGGAGTTCTGATGGAGTCCCTGGTAGACACATTGCTATCAGGGGGTCATCTTGGCGTTTTCGCGGCTTTTCTGGTCTATCAGTTCATGGCAATGCAGAAACGACTGGACAAGCTTGTAGAGGGCTTTCAAGAACAGCTTGATGAAATACGCAAAGAATATGATGCACGTTCTGAAAAAATGCGTGAGCGTTACGATCGAGTCATCCAAGAATACAGAGATACGGCTGACAGTCAGTCAAAAGACTTTTTGATTACTCGAACCAAAGTACACAATGACATTGTATCTAAGTTGGACCGAATTTTAGATCGAGAGAAGTAAGGAAAAAAACCATGTCATCAACAGAAGAAACGCCAAAACCGGAGTCAACTCCAAAACCGGAGCCTGCCGATATTGAGAACTTTGATCCCGGCCCTGACCCTCCAGAACTATCTGAAATGATTGGTGTGTCTCAAGACATTACAGCCGCAG